CAAAACAATAGCATCGCCTGGTCCTTCAATCATATCTGCCAAACGTAATATTTCTGATTTTATTGTTGAGTCCTGAGACTTATGCTTATTATATACCTCTTCCACCAAATGAGCCAAAGTCTTGCCAGGGAAGATTTCTTTTTCAAGTTCCATAAGATTTTTATAAATAAATATTACTGGTCAACATTTTCAATATGATGATCCAACACTTCTTTGTATATGACCTTGAGTCTCTTGATTACCTTTGTAATGGTATTGGATTGACAGTCGGTCATCTCTTTTATGTATATGAATAGGGCTTTTTTGTTAAAGATATCTATATTTTCCCTCTTCTTAAACACTTCTAAAATCGCATCTGCAACCTTCATCTCTGATTCTTTTTCAAAAATTTCGATTAAATTATCGTCTACATGCCTTATAAATTGATCTATTACCGAAACCCTGTCTACATCAGATGAACCGGGCTCTAGAACTAAAGTTTCATGGGTTTTATCAGCATTATCTATCTCTTCTACTTGTATCTTAGAAACCATCTTCTTGTAGTTCTTTTGATTATAGATTATCAAATATCTCTTTGCTATGGTACCAAAATAGGAATATGCTTTGCCCTTTGACTGATCGTAAAGGTGCAATTTTTGAAGCAAGAAAGAGATAACTTCGTACTTGAGATCTTCAATATTATCTACTTCTGTGTAGTAAAACTTAAATGTATGAATAATGTTCTCTGCTAACTTATAGAAAGCATAGTGAATCTCTTTGTTATATATCTGATTTGCTACGGCCTGATTTGAAGCTAAACGATACCTTAGAATGGCCTCTTCGGTTTCAGAAGTAAAGTAAACATTCTTAGTTTTTGGTTTTCTTATTCTTGGAGTACCTTTAATGGTAAGACCCATATCCGGTTCTGCTTCGGCTAGTATATCTTCTGCCATGATTTATTTTCTTCCCGTGAATTGTTGAACTCTAGCTTGGATTGCTTTTATGGTTTCAAAAAGTTGTAATAACTCTGGGTCGGATTGTACCCACATTGTCATATCGATCTTGTTTACTAATCCGTTGAAATCGTCTGTTAATGCTAAAGTGTCGTTGACGAAGCTGCTTTGATTAAGTACGATCTCTTCTAATCTTTTATTTTTTCTATAAAGATTGTATACCATGGCGCCAAAAATAGTGGCGAACCATAATACGATTGCGATTATTCCAGTCATTTTAAATTTGTGTTTCTACTCTCGAAGCCATTAAATCGGCTTGATGAAGTATGTAAGGTAAATTAGATTTTAATTCCGAGTCAGAACTGTACGTAACGTAATACGCTTTATTTGATTCTTCGTAAAGACCGTCGTGCAACTTAATTGCCAAGAACTCATTTTCGCTAACACTTATATTTGCTTGTTGTAAATAGAATAAACTACGATCAGCAATTCTCATGTGAGTGATCTTACTATTATATTTGAAGTGTGCTCCTTGTTTTTCTACATGCCATGAAGAATCGTTAGGAATATAGAAAGGCTCTTCATTAGTACCCAGTTTGCCTAGGTCATGATTAATTGCCGAGAATACTAGTTCTTCAACCGTATAGTCTTTCTTCTGACCAAAGCGCTCCCATACTTTATCCATAACTAAAGCAGCTTCAACCACTCTATTAACATGCTCAACATATCCACCTGGAAAACAGTTGTGATGAGCTAATTTAGTAGAAGCCGGACTAATAGCTAAGGTAACTTCTCTAGCTTTATAAAATTCCAGTAAAGCGTCTTTCCTGTCAGAGGTAATGTACTTGTCAATGTAACCGTAAAATTTTTGTAAATTCTCAAGGATTTGTTCTTCTGTTAATTTTTTCATAACTTTTATTTTTTAAGATTCGTGCTCAGTGTTTATTAGGTGCTGGACTTCATTTATCTTGTCTTGCATCTTTTCTAAGGTCTCTTTTAACTCTTGCGGAGGACGCAGTTGGGAAATTTGCGAACTTTGGTACATTATCATGTTTACCAATTCGCCTAATTTTTTAGTTATTAATTCTTTGTATCTCATATTGTTAATTTAATAATTTTTAATCGCATCGATGATATTATCTATCGAGTACATTCCCATTATAGAAATGTTTTCAGTAATTAATTTTACTTTGCCTATATTGGAATACTTCTCAGCGATGTACAGTATTTTGCCGTCTAAGTTAACCATTGGATAAGAATCTACCCCAGTAATGTCTTCTATGTTATCACACATATTGGGATACTGTTCGCAAGGAATCTCTTCGTACCCAATTTTTAAACTATCTAAGGTTGTCTTTAATTTTTTACATTTATCACAACCTTCTAGTACGTATATCTTAATCATCTTCTTCTATATTATTAAACTCCGGATCCAATTCCATCATTATTAGTGTCCAATTTTTCTTTTCCTCTTCTGTTAATTCTTCGTAGTGCATGCTTAGGTACATGTATAGCCCCTGCAGTTCTTCCTCTGTTAGTTCAGGTTTTATTGTTTCTTTATTTTCTATATTCATCTGTCTGCTGCTGTTTTCCCCCTGTTATAGAAGGTTTTAAAAATAATTATTTTGTAGGACAATAAAAAACTTAAGTTCTAAGTGTGCTCAACAAAGATTAAATTTTTTTATTTAAAATTATTTTAGTATATTCAATTCATGGAGAACGAACAATTAGTTTTGGGCCTTTTGGAATCTGTGTTGGGAAAATCTAAACCCGACAAAAATAAGAAGGACCATGCCTTCCATTGTCCAATTTGCAATCACAAGAAGCCAAAGTTGATTGTTAATGTTTTTACCGGTCAATACAACTGTTGGACCTGCCACCCTGCCACAAAAGGTAAAACTCCCGTTTCTTTATTCAAAAAGTTGGGAGTGGAGAAAGAGAGAATGGTTGAGATGAAGGGCTACTTCAAAGGCGATCGCACTAAGATAGAAGACACCGAAACAACTCGCGTATTTTTACCAAAAGAATTCATTTCAATGACCGAAAACGACAAGTCATTGGAATATCGTCGCGCAACAGTTTACCTAAAAAATAGGGGCATCAACGAGTCCGACGTAAGAAAGTACAACATTGGATACTGCAAAGAAGGTCGTTATAGAAATAGAGTTATTGTGCCTTCTTACGATAAAAACGGTCAAGTAAATTATTTTATTGCTAGGTCTTTCGAAAAGGAACCGTATCAAAAGTACGACGCGCCATCGGTAAACAAAACAGAAATCATAGGACTGGAATATCATATTAACTGGACTGTGCCGGTTATACTTTGCGAAGGCATATTCGACGCAATAGCAATAAAAAGAAATGCTGTTCCGCTATTTGGTAAGAGCATTACAAAGGCACTGATGTTGAAACTTGTGGAATCTCAAGTAAAAACAGTATATTTGGCACTTGATAAGGACGCACTAAAAGAAGCGCTTACTTACTCTGAACAATTGATTAATCTTGGAAAAGAAGTTTACCTAATAGAATTAGAGGGTAAAGATCCTTCAGATCTAGGATTTACGAGCATGACAGAATTATTACAAAAAGCAAAACCATTGACATTCGGAGAATTAATGCTCAGAAGAATGAAAATGAATTAACAAGATGACAAAATATTTCGACAACGTAGAGAGCCTTTCTAGGATCTTTCACATATCAGACATACACATACGAAACTTCAAGAGACACGACGAGTACAGACGAGTCTTCTCTAAACTTACCAATTACGTTGCGAACAGTTTCGACAAACAAAGCCTGATCTGTCTGACGGGCGACATAGTACACGCGAAGACCGATGTCACTCCAGAACTTGTAAACGAGGTTCAAACATTTCTAAAAAACTTGGCAGACATCGGTCCCGTGTTACTTATTCCTGGTAATCACGACGCTAATCTAAACAATGCACAAAGAATGGATGCGTTAACTCCAATCGTAAATGCATTGGACCATCCTAACCTACTCTATATTAAAGAGACAGAGGCGTTTAAAATTGGAGATAGAACGTTTGCGCATTGGTCTGTATTCGACGATTGTGAGAACTTTATCAACGCAAATCAAATAGACGAAGAGTATAAGATTGCTTTGTATCATGGACCAGTAAATGGAACTACTACTGAAGGTGGATTTGGATTATTCAATAACGACGTTGAGGTAGAAAACTTTGACGGGTTCGATATTGTTTTGTTGGGAGATATCCATAAGACACAATTCTTAAACGAAGAGAAAACTATTGGATATCCTGGTTCTTTGATTCAACAAAATCATGCTGAGTCTTTGGATCACGGTCTATTTGTTTGGGATTTGGATACAAAATCAGCTGAATACGTTAGAATAGACAACGATACAGCTTTTTATACCATCGAAGTAGAGAATGCTATTTACAATCCTCTACCAGATTCTTTGCCTCAAAATCTTTATCTAAGAGTAAAGTATAAGAACACCAATCAATCTGAAATAAAGAGCATTATTGCTGATATTAAACAGCAAAAGAATGTTATTGAGGTTTCTATGCAAAAGATAAAAGACTTCACTAACTCTTCCAACGATAATAGAAAACTTAACGTTCACGATGTTAGGGACATAGAATATCAAAATACGATATTAGCAGAATTCCTTAAGGACAAGCTAGATTTAGACGACCAAACTATTAAAGACGTTTGCGAAATCAATCGTAATATCAACAACGCTCTACCTAAGTTGGAAGTGCCAAGAAACTCTATGTGGCTTCCAAAGACGTTCGAGTTTGAAAATATGTTTAGCTACGGTAAAGGCAATTTTGTAGACTTTACTAACATGACGGGAACTTATGGGCTGTTTGCTCCTAACGCTAGCGGAAAGTCTACACTACTTGACTCTATTACCTATTGTATCTTTGACAAGTGTTCGAAGACAACAAAGTCCGCACAA